AAACTTGCGGCGCTGGTTGAGATCAAACGCCCCAACCAGCAGATCGACGGTGCGATTTTGAGCCATTAAATAAAAGCTTGCGCTTAAATTATAGACCTAAATCATTGCAGGTTTAAAGCGATTGTGCCGCTAGTGACAAAGCTGCAGGACACAGTGACTAATTCGCCAACAGTTGAAGTGATTTCCATGTCGGTAATGATGCCTGTAAAAACAGCCGAATCGGTGCCTGAGGTGGTTCCGGTTGTAAACAACTCAAACGACGCGTCTGCAGGATCTGCTGCCGTGATGACATCCTCAAGGAACGCTGCTTGGCCTGTTGCGTCTGGGTCATAAACCAGTTCAACAGTGCCAGAGCCGGAAACCATGCTGCCAATAAAGCTGCGAAAGGTGTCGCCCTGCTTTGAAGTGTCAAGCGTTTCTTTCGTAGTGGATAAGCTCCAACTACGAGTGCCGACGATTGTTGCATTGCTGCCGCCAGAAGCTGAAAATTGGACTGCTCCTTGTTCGCCTCGAAGTGTTGCCATGGTCAGAGTTCCTCGATGAATTCAAAGGTCACAGAGACCCGGGTTTGGAAATAGCCTTCAGGTGTTGGCGATGCCAGCGCCGTCGGGCCATTGGGAGCGTCGAAGAAAACCCCCGACACGATCTCTCTATTGTAAAGGTCTCGGATTCGTTTACCAATCACCAAATTTGCCCCAGGACCAACGCCTTTGCCGCTAAAGATATTAAACACGGCAAGGCCCACGATCCGGTTGCGAGAATTAGTCGTAGATCCTTGGCTTAGGTATTGGTTGGCCCCAAAGGTTGTTAAGCACTGCACAAATGAACTGTTAGGCGTGGGCTCAAAGGCCATGTTTTGAAAGACCACAGAGATAGTGGGGCTGTTGGCCAACTCAGTAGCTAGTCGCCCTTCGATCGTGGCCCGCACTGAGTTGAGGTCTGTAGCTGCCATCAGATCTTGCCTTCCTTTTGGGCCTGCTTAACAGCATCGTTGAAACGTTGCTGAGAATCAACCTGCAGTTCTTTGGTGATGATTTCGGGGAAACCCGCAACAGTGGCTTGGCGTGTCTTGAAGGTGCCGCCCCATGAAGGTGGCAGGCCGGTGCCCATGCAGACGGGCTCGGCATATTCCACGGCGTTGTGGACGTTGTAAACGTTGCCGATTGTTTCAGTGCCTGGTTGGTAGTTAATGCCCTTCGCTTGAGGGATGCTTTCTCCTTTAGCCGCCGCATATTCACCGGGTGGTTTTGATTTGTTACTTATGGCGTTTTCACCGATCTGCCAACTTGCCCTCAACCTGCCGGTTTGCGTTGGCGTTGCTTCTTTTAACAATTTGTCGGCTTCAAACACTGTGCTTTGCGCGAAAAAGTCCCCCAACTGATTTAAATAGTCGTCAACACCATCAAAACCGATCTGCTTTGCCATTGTTAGGCCCTCAAATAAAGGTCGTAGGCAATGTCAACACCGTTCAGCTCTTGCTTGTCTACCTGGACGATCTGATAAACGATACTGCTGATCACCACGCGGTCTTTGGTCTCAGGTGCGCTAGTCACATCTGCCGCCGAAATGGTGAGCTTTTTGTCGCCTGCTTGAATCAGCTCATTGGCCTCACGCAGCGCCACTTCACTGACAACACCCTTGATCGCTGTGTCTGATTCAGTTTCTGTGACTGTGCCCGTCGTGGTGTTGTAGCTGCCGCCACTCACGAAGCGGATCGTGACATCACCGCCAAGAACCGTCCCCCCGATAATCGGGGCCAGCTTTGCTGCCAGGATGTCGCCAAGTGCCATTAGGCCTCGTAAGCAATGATGGTTCCGCTGGTAAGGGTGATGCTGGTGATAATTAGTCCCTCAATACAGGCAGCTGTATCAAACTCAATCGCCTCTTTAGTAGCTGAGCCGTTTTCTGTGATGTTGGTGGCTGTCATTGACGCGATTACAGAATCTTCAAGCGCCATGATCTTGAAAAACTTGCCGGTGTGCGCGGCTGTGTTTGTGATGATCGTGGCCTTGGCAGGCGTGTATCCATAACCCATGATCAGCTCCGTTTAACAGAAATGTTGCCTGGTCCACTGATTCTAAGTGAGTGGAGATATCTTTCAAACATGGGCGGCACGCGATCAGCTCCCACTGAACCGGTCTTATCAGGCACGACCGAAATACTGCCCACTTGGATGCTCTTGAAATCCTCAAGGCCACCCAGACTGATGCCGTCTTTGTTGCTGTGCAGGTAAACCGCTAGCTCAATCTGAGCGTGTTTAATCTGCGAGGGGATCTCTGTATCGGTAAAGAAATCGTCGGCAATACGAAAAGGAAAACCCGTTGCGTAGGTATTGATATACGTCGAAGGCTTTCTGACACCTGTACGCGGCCACTCAAGCGCCTGCGTGTCGGTTGCCTTGGCCCCTAAAAATCTTTCGCGGTCAAGCCGTTGTGTGGCGGCTGTCAGCGCACGGTTGCGACTATCAGTGTTGCCTGAGCCCCACTTATTCGCATCAGTGCCCAGCACCATGGCGTCAACGTAGGCATCAGCCTCCGCCAGCGTCATGTAGCTGTTCGAGCTTGCCCCGCCCGCTGTTGCGACGATTGTTACTGCCATTGGCCTTGCGGGTGGTGGTCTTGGGTTCAGTCTTAGCAGGGGCAGAGGCCACCGCTTGCGCGGCAGCCTGCTGTTCCCTAAGTCGCTTGAAAGCGAACAAAGCCATCAGCTAGAAGCGCCTTTAAGCGCAACAAAGTTGATGACGATCGCCTCTGACAGCGAGCCAGCAGACACGTTTGAAACGGTCAGGTTGAAAGAACCTGCCGCCATCGTGCTTGCCTGCACCAAATAGCTGCCAGCAGTTCCGGCAGAGCCGTGAACAGCAACGACAACATCTGTTGCGGCCACTTCGCTGTTGGTCACAGCAAAAGTGGCTTCAGCGCCTGCACCAAGGGCAGCGCCGTTCATGGTGATTTGACCGGATGCAGCGTTAATCGTCACGCCGGTCGTCTTGTTGGTGGCCTGGGTCACAGTGCCGCCAGTGGTCGGGCCAATGAGTTTGCCCGCTGTTGCCTCAAAAATGGATGCCATGGTTAGTTACCTCCTGGGTTAATCAAGGGAGCTAATAACTGTCGCGCGGACGATACCAATGTTCTTGGTTTCGTACACCTGCGACCAGTTACCCACGGTTTCCAGCTGAGCGCGAGTCGGGTTGACCGTGGTCACGCCCCACTTTGCACCGATCGGGTGGTAGCAGTACCCGAGCGAAATTGCAAGCGCGTCTGACAAACTTAATATGTCACGGTCAGTTTCGGTCCTGAGCGCAGTGACCTCAGAACCGCCGACAGCGCCCTGGGTCATGAAGTAAACGGCGTATTCCGTGGAAGCGCCGCTGCCTGTGGTCTGCACGTCATCGCTGACCACAACCCGCATTCCCATGAAGACCGGGACAGTGGGATTACCAAAGGCACCCTCAAGCGAACCACCGCTTGCGGTTGCGCCTGCAGCGGTATCACCTGCAGCGACGAAATCGACTGCACGTCTTTCGACAAGCTCGTAATAAGTCGCGCTGTGCATGACCACAGCCGCCAACTTGTCGCCTTGGTCGCCCAAAAGATTTTTGGCGCGTGCGACGTGGCCAGGCGTCAATGAGGTCGGTGAATCACCAGACTCAGAATCCAAGGACAGGCCAAAGAAGGCGCTGCTGGAAGAGTTGTTATTCAGCGAACCGAAAACACCAGACAGACAGGAAACAAGATCCTTCTGCTTTTGGTGGTTTACATAGCGGGCCATTTTCTGGCCAATCGCTCCGATGGGGTCGGAGCCAGATGCCAATGCCGCAAGATCTCTTGCCTCAAAAGCCCTGCCTCTACGAAGCAACACGCCGATCTGACGATCTGCCTCGATTTTGCCTGGTGTCAATGACGTGCTGTCGGTCAGCACCTCAAAGTCGCCAGAAAGGTTTGCCTTATAGAAAGGCACGGAAACAAAGTCTCCGCTGCCATCGCCGGAAGTATTCAGCTCGGCCATCGGTTGCACCACACCCGACTGCAAAAATGCGTCGGAACGGGTCGATTCCTCGATGACGTAAGGGCTAAATACCTCGGGGATGATCAAATCTGACCGAAGGGTGGCCATGATCTCCTGAAGTAGTGTTTACGGTGTGGGCGTAACCCGATTGGCTCGGCGTAGCGTTGCCAGTTGATTCATATTAACGCTCGCGCAAACGTCTTTCAGCTTCAGCTTTGTAATTCTGCCAATTTTCAGGGTGCTTTCTAATAATTTCACCCAGGGCTGACATGTTGATGCCGCGATTGATGCCGCCGACGGTCAAGTCACGCAGCAAATCAGGATCTAGGCCACCGCTTGATGCACCCCGCGCTGCAGGTGCGCCACCGCCCTGGGGCTTAGGAACCTTCTGCACCCATTCCGGCACGTTGTTGCGAGCCCAGTCAGCGACAGGGATTCGCTCATAGCCATCAACCACCACCGGGCCATTGTTGCCCTGCTGGATTTCCTTATCCTTCAAATAATTCCGCATGACTAAATCAGGGTCATGCACAACGTCTGACAGGGCGCTAACCGCAGGCGCAGTCAGCTCAAGGTCACGCACACGGCTCTCCAGCTCTGCGATGCGTTCATCTTTCTTGGTGCTGTTTTCGCGAAACTGATGCTCTCTGGCTTGTAGTGCTTCGCTGTACTTGCCCTGTGATTCCAGTTGTTCTTGCTCTGCTTTTGCCTTGAAGTCCATCAACTCTTGGATGTTGACGCCTTCAGGCACTGATTTGGTTTTTTTTAATTTACCAATCAGCTCGTGATTTTTTCGTTCTAATGCTTCAACGCTGCTTTTAAGCAGATCCAATTCATTCGTGTCTGCTGTAGGCGTAGCCTCTTGCAGTTGTTCTTCCGACATAAATAACCCGTAAGGTTAATTGCAGCCCAAATGTACTACCAAAGAAACTTATTCGCCCAGTAAGCCTTTGAACTTGGCCCGCGTTTGATGTTTTGCGCGTGCCGGGCCTTCCAATTTTTGCGGGTTTCAGCAGCGGCTTTGCTTTCACCCTTACGTTTGGGGAAACGCTTTGCACCCTGCAGGCCAAACCTCAGCAGCTTTTCTTTGCCGTCAACCTTGGTCACAACCGCAGCCGCATACTTGGGGTGCTTTGTGGTCATGATCGGTTTATTGAGGCCCTCGAAGCGGTGGCCTCCTTTGTCAATGGCCTTAGCCATGGTTATTTCTTTTTAGCCTTTTTGGAAGGGCTCAGCTCTGAGCGCTTTTTTAAAACAGTGTTGCCAGTTACATCTGACTTGATCCGCACAATCGGATCATTAGCAGAGCCAACCCTGGTGACAGTGCCGCCGCTGCGGGTCTTAACTGACACGCGATCAGATTTGGCAACGCTTTGCACCACTCCTGTGGTCCTGGCCCCTCCGTAGGACCAGGCGACACGAGAACCTATCCTCACTTTTTCTTGCCTCCTTTCTTTTTCTTTTTGCCCGCAGGTTTCTGAGGCTTCATGGGGCCTTTGTAACTAGGCATCAGCTGTCCTCCTTGGATGCTTCTGTTTTAGCTGCTTTTTTCTTAGCAGCGGGCTTTTTTGGAGGGCAGGCCGGGGCCTCTTCTGTGGTCGGTTTGAACTGAAACTTGCTGTGAAGTTGCATGGGACAGGCTTTGACAGCTTCTTAACTGTATCTAACGATCAAAAATTATTCATCAAAGGCCGATTCAGATTGCAGTGCTACCTTGAGGCCATGGCAACACAGGATTACAGCAGCAAGAAACAAGCCAAAGAACGCGCACAGCGTTTTGGCTATGACGATTCACGGGCCGACGAGGTTGGCACCGTGACAAATGCCAATGGCAAGCAAGTTGGCCCAGGGCAGGACGGGTTTATGGATGCCTTGGCACTTGAGTTTGGTTTCAAATACGAGGAAGAGGTCAAGGGCTGACCTGATCCAACGTCACTTCGAAAACAGTCTGGCCATCTACCAAGGTTTTCTTGACGTTTTGGACGTTGTAGAGGTTGCCTTTAGGCATAAGCACTTCAGCTTCTTTTTGAAATCTTGAGTGCGCTGCAATCGGCACACCGTTTTTGTTTTTCATTTTCCACAGGATGCCAACCTCTCCATCCTCAAAGAAGTTTTGGGCCTGATCTGAGTTGGTGGTCCAACTGTCGTAAGTCGGTGTCCTGCGTCCGTTAGCAACCGACTTGATCATGCTCTCAGCGTCGGCCACACTGTTTACCGCATTGCCTCGCAAAACCTCGCCTTGATACTTAGGCGCGTTTTTAACAAACGTATCCAGGTTCTTTTCCAACGTTTCATAGTCGTAAAAAACATCGCCTTGCTTTTTCTTTTTATTCCAACGTTCAACCTTGCTGACTTCATACGCCGTCAGGTTTTTAGTGGGCACACGACTAAGTTGCTCGTTCCGCAACCCGGTGTAAGCCATATTTGTCCAATCTTGAATGCCTTGTTTGGCTTCGTCAAAAGCGGCCTCAGTTTTAAAGCCATATTCCTTATAAAGACTGCTTTGGTGCTCGAAAGAAACATCGCTGACCTTCCCTGACTTGGCTTGTTGTGATGCTTTATCAGCCAGAAGTTTGTTTTTCTTGGCGATCAACTCTTTTGTTTTTTTGAACGCCCCAGGATCAACCTTTGACTTAAGCAGCTCAGGCGTCAAAAATTTCAGTTCCTTTGTTACAGAAGCCAGTTCAACGTCAAAATCAACTGTCGGCGTTTCTACCTTCGCTACTGGCTTGGGCTTTGGCTTAGCCACAGCTTTGGTTTTTGGCTTGGGTTTGGGTTTGACTTTTGCAAACTTCTCAGTGGTACTCAGCCCTGACTTTTGCTTGGCATCAGCAATCAAGCCGACAAAATCCGTATCCTTTGGCACGCCTTTATCAACCATCGCCTCGATGCGTTTCTTATCGCTTCTTAAAGCTGGATCCTGCATCACCTGTTTGGCGATCTTTTCATTCTTGGTCAGAATTTTTGTAGTGGGTTTTGCTTTAGGGGCCGCAGCTTTCTTGCTCTTTGTGATCTTGTCCGGCTCCCCATATCGAGAACGCAGCTGCTTCAGGCTCACCTCTGAGCCGTCCTCACGCATGAACCGCTTCATCGCCCCATCTGGGCCATAGCGATCAGCCAAGCGGTTGTAATAACGGGCCTTCTCAAATGCCCCAGGCGTTGCCTTACCACCGTTCAGCATCCGCGCCTGAGCAGGACTGGCGTCAAACCTTGATTTCTTGCCCGCCTTAGTCGTGCCTCGAAGGTCGTACAGGTGCTGTGCTGCGCTAGTGCCTACAGGCACCCGGCCACCCTTGGGGTCTGAACTAGACGGCGTGCCCTCTTTTGTCGGCCGATATCCAATCTTTGAGCTAGGTGGTGGAATATCAATCCCAAATTTCTTGGATGCGCCCGCGTAATCAATCACCGGCACTGTTGTAGATCTGCAGCCGAAATGTGGTGGGCTTGACGGTGTTGGTCCTTTGCCGTAAAAGAACTCCTTCTGATCCAGGTTGCGACAAATCGCCGTGGTGTTGCTATCCAGCGTGGCATTCCATCTGTACTTCTTCGTAAGGTTTGGATTGGCCTTATAAACCTGCAGGCTGGCAGCGTTTGATGTGGCGTTGACGCTGGTCCTAACCAACGTCCGCACCTGATGCTTTGCCATCTTCCAGGCGTTGCCCTGCTGAGCCAAGGCCACCTGACGTGGGGTAAGTGCCTCAGTTGAAAAGCCCAGCTCTCCATACAAAGACCGTGCAATTGACTCTGTGCTCTCACCTGTAAGCACGCCATCCAACACCGCACGAGAGAACAGCTCACCTTGGCGTTCAGCTAAACCGCGAAATGCTTTGACAATGCTGGTGCCATCAGGCATCCGAATCACAGCGCCCTGCCGTGCCGTCAGCTTCATCACTGAACCTGGCCCCTTCACCGCTTCCTCAAAGCTTTCCTGCAAAAGGTTGGTGCCTACATCCAGTGGGTCAGCTTTCACCACAGCCTTGGCGAAGGACTCCGTGACCTCGACCGTCCGTACCTGGGTCTTGACCGCTGCAGGCACTACCCGTTGCAGTTCCGCCTTGGCAAACGCAACCTCAACATCAGCCAAACCATCCAGCTGTTGAACCAACTCATTGATGCTTTGCCCGGACCACTTCTTCATGGCGTCCAGGTTTTGCTTGATGAGGGCCCGCATCCGTGCAGCCTTGAACTGCGGCTTTTTGCTGCTAGGCATCTTGTCGATGCGCTCTAGCTCACGCACCGCCTTGACGATCTGCCGTCGGTAAGACTCCAGCAGCTTGTTAGCCACGCCATTGCTAAACCGATTTAGATCTAACGCCTTGCGGTAGTAGCTCTCAGGCACTCCCGCAACGCCACCAGGCTTGATGGTGTTATCAAGGAACCTGACCTGTTCCCCAGCACTAGGCGATGCAGTCACAAGCCCTCCAGGCCTAATTCGGCAGGGTCACAATCCACATAAACAGACACGTCAGCACCTTCCCGCAATGCTGTACCCACTACGGCTGTGAACTTGGCTGTATTAACAACCCAATCGGGGCTTTCCCTCAACCTTGTTTCTTGAATCCCGCTGATTTGGCCGTTGTCGTACCAAGTAGTTCTCACGATCCCAAAATGTGGGCCCACACAGCTGCCCTGAAACACAAATAGGTTCCGCTCTCGACGTTCCGGTTTATTCCGCCACATCTTCTACGTCCTCATCCTCTTCTGGCAGCGTATCTTCTTCATCTTCTTCTGGCTCCTCTTCTGGTTCAGGCTCCTGCGTGCCTGATAAACCGCCCATTTCAAGCGCCTCAAGCTCTTCTTCAACGTCCAGATCATCAAGCACTTCTCCCTTGCTGAGTTCTTCAAGCAAGGTTTTCTGGGTGATAGTCCCGGCAGTGTAAAGCTGCAGCAATGCTTGTATTTCTTGCGGCTGTAGACGTTGACCCAAAAAGTCCCGATTGACGTAAGCCGTACCAGGCTGGCTTTCGTTTAAATACTCAGCATGAAAACGTAAACAGTTATCCAGCAGATCTTGCATTTGCATCGCGATCAGCATCATGGTGCTGTCGCCCTGGCTGCGATCTATGCGCTTGGACTCGGCTGTTTCCGCTGAAAGCTTTTGACCTAGGACACTGGCCAACGCCAGCGTGTTGATCTCTTCCGCGATCCGGTCCAGGTGCTTGAACTGCGCCTCGTAACTATTGCCGGATGGCTCAACAAACGCAACTCGTGAATCTGTCGGCAGGCTCATGGCCTCCGATGGGCCAGCCGTTATTTCTTCCGCGCTAGGCGGCATTCCGTAGATAGCCAAGAAAGGCACCGCACTAATTCGCAACTGGTTGCTGAGATCAGAGCTGGCCTGATAGTGCTTGAGGTTCAGCTCTGCAATGTCGTTCATTGGTGGCCGCGACTCAAGCACGCCAAAGCGGTTGGAATATGCCACCGCAAACGGAATTTCTTTGACAGTCGTTGTGCCCTCGTCGAACAGCTTGAACTCACCGTCCTGTTCCTTGCGGTGAATCTCGTAAGCCCCAGGGGTCAGGACTCGAACTTGCTCAATTACCTTTTCCCCGTATTTACCATCGGGCTCAGTGATTGTTTCAAATAAACGCAGCTGAGTCAGCTTCTGTTCGCCGTAAATAATTTCACTTCGCCAGCCCAAAATATCTCTTGGGGTGTAGCGCACGTAGTACGGCCTACCGCTGCCATCAGACGCAGCATCGACCAGAACACCGACATGGCCGTAACGCAGACAAACTCTCGTTGCTTCATACAAAAACTGCGTGATGTCGTTTCCCTGCAAATCTGCATCAAACAGCTGCTCTGAGATCGTGTCACTTACATCGGTCAATCTGACCGGCTTGCGGGTCAACATGCCCGCCAACATTTTTTCGATGCGAGCGTAAAAAGGGCTGAGACAGCTGATTTTTAAACGATTGTCATAGCTGAGGTCGTCTTCTCGTGGATACTGCGGCAAGAATTTTCTGTGTCCCTTCCGAAGGCCGTAAGTGCCCGATAACAGGACTTCAAGAAGGCTCCAATGGTCAGCCATGTTCATGTACGCCTGGTTAGGCGAATCAACAGTGCTGACGTTGCCAACACGCTTAGCGCCACCAATCCCAGATGAATACACGGCTAAGCCCCTACCAATAATTTGATATTAATCGAGAGAACTGCAGACACAAGAAAGGGGCAGTTGCCTGCCCCTCTCACTATTCAACTGGAAGGGGAGAACACAGTGTCTAGGGCAAGCCCTGACCCGATCCGTTTGGACTTTGATCCGGCAGCCCGCAGGCCAATTCCGATTCTGCAATCAATATACTCTGATTCCAGTCCCACGCCCAGCCCGAAGATGTAGCGGGTTGTATAGAGCCCAAACGGCGTAGCCCAACGCGTCCGTTAAATGATCGTAGCCACCTTCCTTATCAGGTTGCTCAGGATTGCGCTCTGAATAACCCTGCAGCTCTAGGCACTCGATCATCTTTTCGCACTTAGCAAGGATCTGTAAACGGACCTCACCCTTTCCGTTTACTAGCAGTGCCTGCAGCGCTGCCACTCTGTCCCTGATTAGGGGGTTACTTTTGCCTGCGATGACAGTGAGACCGGCCATTTGCAGCAGCTCAATGTCTGTTCTCGCGGCATTAGTGCTGCGGTTTGCGCCTGATGAGTCAGGGTAAACCTATACAGGAACTTGTAAGTGAGCTGATTTTTCTTTAATGGCTTTTGCCATTGAGTCGGTGTCATGGGCTTTCACTTCGTCGATTAAGAGAAATGAATTGCCCAGGCGTATCCCGCACACAGCGTTGCAATTACCAATGTTGAAATCGCAACCCCAGTGGCGTGGCTCATTGTCCAAATTGACCGGGGCCGTCTCAATGACGTGCTTCGCTCGGTCAAAACGGTCGTAAACCTGGCCAGTGTTCAGGTTGACGAAGACTCCGTTCAGATAGGACTGAATGAGTTGCTCTGGGTAATTCTGGAGTAAAGAATCAATGAACCCTTCTGGGAGGTAAGGGTTGTCCGTAGTTTTAGCGCGAATCAACGCGGTGTCATCTCCTGCGTTTTTCTCAAAGGTGTCAAACGCCCAGCCGAAGCCTTCTGGCGTGGTGGCCGCATAGAACTGCTGGACGTTGCCAGAGCGCAGGCGAGCCAGTGCCATCCGCATGGCTTGGGTCGCAACTGATTTGTTTGCTGTATCAGCTTCGTCAAACCCAACAGCGCAAAGGTTCTGGCCACGGATGCGATTGGCCGTCTCCATGGTGCGAAGCAGGATGGTATGGGAGCCCTCGCGAAAATGGATCCGGTATTCCGGCAAGGGGCTTACACGAAAATCAAAAGGAATCTCAAATTTCGTAAGCAGCTCATCCATCTGGCGCATGAGAATATCTCTCAACATGGGCGCTATGGGTTCAAACAAGGCAGAAACGTGGCCCACATTCAGGGCCGCCATGTGAAGGCTTTTGCAGATCAAGCCGTAGGTTTTGCCCGCTCCAAATCCACACACAAGGCCAAGTTTGCGGTGCTCTGTGTCCTGGCAAAAAGCAATTTGATGTGGAAGCAACTCTGCTTGCACACGCTGCAGAACTTCTGCGGTGGTCGGCTTGCTGAATCGCTGCAGCTCAAGGATCGGAGCCAGCAGCGGTTCACTGCCTACGACATCATCAACCAAACTCATGACATCTCGAAGCGCAAAAGTCGGGCCTGTAACTCGATGGCTTTAAGGGCTGTGCTGTATTGGCTTTTTGTGGTGGCTTTTCGTTGGATGTCTTTCAAGGCACAGAGCGATTCGTGGAGCCACTCAGGCCGCTCTAGCTCAGCGTCTAAGCGCTGGTGATCACGGGCCCGCTTGATGTATTCCTCCAGCTGGCGAGTGCTAAGGCCCCAGGCGTCCGCGCCATATTGCAGGATTTGAGTTCTGCTATTTCCTTCCAATAAAAGCTTGTAAACGGTATTTATCCGCTCATCTACTTGAATATTGGTCGATTTAGCAGCCATGCCCTGACGTTAACAGGGCTTGGAAGTTTGGTGAAGTGAATTAATGGCGACAGAGGTTATATGGAACGCCTGATCGCGTGAGAGAAAACCTTTGTATCTGTGATGAACTTCAGCGGCGGCCTTGTAAAGCTGCGAGGTGGAGGGCTTGAAATCCGAATTAGTCAAGTGGTCAATAACGACGTGCGAAAGCGGTTTTTGATTTTGCTCAGCGATGCGTTTGTAAGCGTCTAGCTGGTCTTGTTTTAGGTTGATTGTGACTTTAGCCATTAGGAGAAATGCAAAAAAAACAGTTAATTTTTTATTCAGGAATTTTTACTTGATCACCTATCCAGTGCAAATATGGGCCAATATTGACCTCTGGTTCCTGCGCGGTGTACCACCTGTAGTCACAGCTATTACAATGGCGACGGCGCACTATTTCGTAAGGACCGTCAACAGTTCTTTTGGTCGTCACAACAGATACCCGTAGTGAATGGCATTTTGGACAATTTTTCATGAGCGGAAAGGCGAAGAATTTGATCAATTTCTTTTAGTTGGCCCGAAATAAACTCATAAGTTGATTCAGGTAAGGGCTCAACATCTTCGAGGGTGTTATCAAGAACTGCACGCGATACGGCCAAAGATTCATCAAGAAGCGTTTGCAGGCGAAAGATTACAGGCCGTTGCCTGACTGTGTGGAGTTGCATTCAGTCGATTGAAGGTAGGAGCTGCTCGACGTTTTGGAGCTGCTCTTTCACGTCAGCAATGTATGCAGGCAGCAGTGGCTTAAGGCCAGTGCGGACTTGTTGTCTTAACGAGTTGATGTCACGGGCGGTGGCCTCCCAGTTGGCACGACGTTGACGGTGAATGTCGCGAATGGTGTCTTTGTCAACGTTGACGCCTATGGGTTGTTGACGACCACTTGTGTCAGTTGCGCGAACACCTGTTGAATCACGAAAACCTGCGCGAGTTGTTTGGGCCTCGAAGTCCTGGGCCTCGTAAGCGGCAACGCAGTGACAGATAACGGCTAAATCTGAGCCACCATGCCGATGGATGTTGCCGTCGATAATTTCGGCGTCGTAATCGGGCAAGTAGTGGTTCAGGAGCCCGTCGCCATTGGTAACAATGCCAGTGTCGTAACACGCGAAGCAGGAGACCTTCGGAGCGTAAAAGGTTGCATCACGGTCGAGGGACGACCGCTTGTGTGATGAAGTCATTGGCCAGGGGTGGGGTTAAAAGGGATCGCCTTCCTGAACACCAAGATGGGTCAGGTAACTGGGTTTGGCTGTGGCTGCTGTGGCAGTTTCGAGGAAGGATTCATAGCGGCCATCACGCAGCCAACGAAAACAATCGGGGTAGCAGGTCAGGAACCGGCCCTTTTGCTCCCCTCTGGCCTGATCCTTCAACGAAGCAGCCAAAGTGCCTTGTAGGCGCTCCTGAACGCCTCTGGTGAGCTTTTTGTATTCAGCCCATGCCTTGGGCTTGGATTGGCCAGTCGCTCTGTTTCCAATTTTTTGGTACTGCTGCCAAAAGGCCTGGAACTCGTCGCTATAGGCATCTGGTCCTGGTTTTCGGCCTTTTGCAGCTTTACTTGCTGTTTGTAGTTCTTTTGTATTTAGTTCTTTTGTATTTAGTTCGGCGGCAGCTCCTGCCGGGGGGTCCGGCACCATTTGCCGGGGGGTACGGCATTTCCTGCCTAGGGGTGCGGCAGATGCTGCCGGGGGGTCTAAGGACGGTGGGGCAACGTTGGCCAGGTGGTTAACGGTGACCCGATAGAGGTTTGTGCAGCAGTCGCCGCGATCGTTTCGGCGTGATTCGCGCTGGAGAAGTCCCATGGACTCCAACTGCCCAGCGACAGTCCGAGCAGTCCGAACAGAAACACAAGCGCCATCAGCAATGGTTTTGATTGACGGCCAACAGTCGGCGTTTGCTCCGGCGTAGGTCTGGATGACCCAAAGAACCGCCAACTGATTCGGCTGAAGCGTTCCGCGAATTGCTGTTGGGAGTGACGTAAAAGGGACGCCTTGCGGGATAAATGACATGAACTAGCGTTGAAGGGGAAGAGCACCGGGCGGGGATTCGAGCACCCCGCTTTTTTTATGCGTTACGACATCGAAATTTCAGGAATCGAAGCCGCACCGCAGGGGTCAAAAATTCGCACTCGTTACGGGATGCGAGAAGCCTCAGAACGTGTCGGGCCTTGGAGAGACGCCGTAAGAGTTGAGGCATTAGCTGCCTGCGGAGAGTTGATTGAGCAAGCCTGCAGCGTTGCCGTTGAGTTTCGTTTTTTGCGACCTAAGGGTGATTTTGGGGCGAAAGGCAATTTGCGTCCATCAGCTCGCACGCATTACATCGCCAAAAAAAACGACATCGACAAGTGTTGCCGGAGTTTGCTTGATGGGCTCACGGGGTCGGCATTTACCGACGATTGCTACGTGGTGGTGCTTAGTGCTTGTCAGAGATACTGCCTGCCTGGGGAACGTCCAGGGGCAACTGTGACGATTGAAACTCTGTCCTAGTACCTACCAAACACCTACCAATTAGGCCCATACTGACTCCAGTTCAGGCAACCACCCCATGGCTTTCACACTCACCCGCGAAAACGGCACTGCAGGCGTCGAGACCAAAGTGTTTCACCCCCTGGCTGACGGCTGGGTTCAGATCATCACCAGCTTTAATCAGATTGTTGAATCCCATGTAGCTGAGTGCGTGAACGAATGGGAAGGCATCATGCGCTTTACGGGAGAAATCAACCGTCAGATTGTGCCCTGCGTTCACACCAGCGAGCTAAGGACTGAGCAAGCCCGCAAACTTTGGGCAAAACTAAAACTGCAGGGCTGGGCTTAACCCTAGTTGTAGGGGTTGTGCCGACTCAAAAGGCTGCACAATCCCTACCATTTGGCTACCAGCCAGGCTCATACTTAGCTCAGTTCAGTCAACCACCCCATGAACCTCTCCACCTTCTTCGCTGAGAAAGACTTCACCCTCAAGACCTACGAAGTCACCAGCCCTACGACCGGCGACTCGCACATCATCACCACCGACGTTGTGATCGATCGCATTCTCAGCACCAAGGGCCAAGAGCGCCAACAGATCACCGGCATCCTTCAGCAACTGGATTTCCGCAACGGCGATTTCCACCACTTCTTCAAGCACTTGGCCACCGGCCTCGCTGCTCAGTTCTGAGGCCTTCGGGCCTTTCCGGGGATAACAGAGAGGAGTCGCCAACTTATGGGCGCAGGCTCGCCAACCCCGAACCTTTTCTTTCTTATCGCAATGAAATTAATCAAAACTCAGCTCTCTTACGTGGCTAGCTTGATGCGTGAAGACCTGGCCAATGGGGTCATGGCCTGGGACACCCCAGAGGGCCAGTCCCTAACCCGTGAAGATATCCGCGAATTGTGCGAGGCCATCGAAGGCTTTCGGGAGGAACTGCAATGAGCAAACCAAACAGATACCTGAATCCCATGTACGACCACGACCACGGCAATGGTCAGGACAGGATTCAAAAACGTCGTGCCTGGTTGCACGACAAGATGACTCGGATGGGCCACCACCCAGACAAATATCAAAAATGGCATGAGGAACTAGAGACCCTCAAACAGCAGTCGAAACAAGCCAAGCAAGAGCCAATCGTAAGGACTGAGAAATTTGCCGTTAGGCCTGCGGCAATCCTTAAGGATGGAGCATCCCTTAAAGGCTGCACAGATTACGAACTAGAGATCCTGCAAAAGTTTGTTAATAACGAGATCAGCAGACGCGCAACTGCTAGGCACAAGATCAAGATGCAGCGCGTACAAATAATCCTGCTGGACTACAAAAGACGGGGATGGCTGCCCGAACACGAAGCATTGGTAGAAGTGCGCCGTGTGATTGTTCAGCAAAAGATTTTTGGCATGGGCAAGAAACGCGCCGCCAAAGATCTAAGCGACCAAATTATCCGGGCTATGTGGCGAGGCGATAAGCAGCCATGGGACAAGCATCAAGGCATTGGCGCGATGCCTAGAGGACATTTTGGTTATAAACCAGGCAAGAAAAGCAAGACCCACTATTACCTAGATCCCAAACAGCTGCTTTGTCATGTCATTGCCCAATGCAAGTACCAAGCCGAAAGAAAGCGAGAACAAGTCGAAGCAGCTGCTGAACGTAAACGGTTCCATGAGGCGAAGTTGAAAGAGTGGGAGGAAAGGAATAAAGCCCGATCAGCAGACGTTGCAAACGAATGGCATCAACAGATAAGTGAGCAGAACAGGAAGTTTCGCCAGGCTCTGGTCCGGCATGAGCAGATAAAACAAGAAAACATGGGCGAAAGAATGTATGCAGTTGCGATGCAGACTCAACGGCTGCTGGCAAAGCATGAGTTAAACACTATTTCTGTGCCAACTGACGAACCTGCACAATCCCTACCAAAGACCGACCACAAGGGGCAGAATGGGTAGGCCTATGCAACCACCCCATGGATCTTGGCTCTAAACACCTGAAAGCCCTTGTGGCCCACCAGGAAGAACTAGACCGCAAGTTACAAGAACAGCACCAGCAACTGGTTAAAGACCTCAACCAGTACCTGGCCCAGGAGCGCAAGCGCCTGTTGTCTATCGACTGACCCCAGGGGCTTCGGCCCCTTTTGTTGTGCCAACCTAAAAGGCTGCACAAGGGGTACTAGTCACCTACCAAGGCGGGGCCATACTGACTTCAGTTTCAACCACCCCAATGAACTTCTGGACCCCCGAACGCTGCAAGACCATCTCCACCCTGGTCTTGATGGACAACTCCCTCGAAATGAGTTCCCAGGCAGTTATCACCAACAACTCCGCAAGGAAAGACCGCCTGATGTCCATCGTCGAGATGATCCAAGCAGAACTGCATTCCCGCTTCTGATTTACTGGCTCCTTCGGGGGCCTTCTCTCCTTCCCTAAATCAATGAAACAAGTTCGCTTACAGAGCACCAAGCTCTACAACGACCCCGGCAATCCCCGGTGGTTCGCTCCAGCTTTTACTACTTTTCTGTTCGTGCTGTTCGGCGGTGCCTTGTTCGTTTCTTTGACCGGCACGCTGGACCAAATGACCGAACGCGACTGCCGCCTAGGCGTCCAGGCCGCCTGTAAAGAGCTTCAGCGATGACTGATGACTTGAAAATTTCTCCCGAATTCATGGGGAAACTTATGGCGACCATGGAGCTGATCAGGTTTGAGCATTTCCCAGAACTCGAACCTGTGACCCCTTTGAACTATTTGCAAATACAAGAGTCCATTACAGAACGGCTGGGAATGACAGTTGATACAAATCCTGCCAATCCGACAGTTTCGACTTCAGATACGTTCCAACGCATCTTTTTTGATGCCGCAGAACGTACAGGCCTCGACAAACTTATTTTCAAATAGGAGGACAAACCCCAGTGCTACAACCACCCCTGGCATCGCTTCTGAAGTCTGCCCACGCAGATTCTAGGCCCCAAATGACTCAAAGCGAAATTACCCGAATGTTTCATATCGCCCAGGTGCATGGCGGCGGCTTTGTCCGTAAGTTGGCCACCGCTGGCTTGGTCGCTGACCCGGACAACGTGGCCAAAATCTTGCGGACCTGGCCTGAGCTTCAAGGCATATATGGTCCTGGCGGCATCCATTGGGATCGGGAGGACGTGAAGTGACCGTCTCAGAAGTCGATTATTTCAGCGACCCTGGCTACAGCCAAAGCGACATGAAGCAGGCCTTAGAGTCCCCTGAGCTTCTCTACTGGATGAAGCATCAAGGTGGACGCGCTGAACGCAAGCCAAGCCCTCAGATGATCGAGGGCACCTTGGCCCACTGCTTCATCCTTGAACCTGACAAGTTCAAAAACACCTACCAAGTTTGCGGCCCACGCAACACCAAGGCAGGCAAGGAAGAGGTCCAGCAAGCCATCAACAACGGTCGGCAGCCCATCACCCTGGCCCAATACGAAAAGGCCCTAGGCATGAATCACGCCGTAAATGGAGACCTTTTGTGCAACACCTTTTTTGTCGATGGGTTGGCTGAGCAGTCTTTTTTTGCAGAAGACGATTCGACAGCCCTCCCGATGAAAGCTCGGCTGGATTGGATTACCCCAGATGAAACCATCGTTGATTTAAAGACGGTGCCCGCTGGTGGAGCAAGCCCAGCCAATTTTGCCAAACAGGTGGCCAATTTTTCTTACCACCTGCAATGCGCTCACTATCTGGAGATGTCCCAGATGAAGCGTTTTGTCTTTGTAGTTGTTGAACGTGAGCCGCCTTTTCAGATTGGCATATATCGCCTCGATGATGATGCGATTGCAGAGGGCCGTTACCTGCGCCGTAAGGCTCTGGACCTCATTGCCAACTGCAGAGTCTTGAACAACTGGCCGGGGCACACCCCGATGGAACCGCAAACCCTTTCACTGCCCGCTTGGGCCTTTAAATAATGGACATGTCCACGATGCTTCTTGATCAAGCCGCCAAGGAATCCTTGGCTGCACCGCTTGACCTCAACAACGTTAAAAAGCGCAAGGGTGCTGGAGGTCGCACGCTTGACTACATCTCCGGCGAACACGCCATCTCAGAAGCCAACCGAATCTTTGGGTTTGATGGCTGGAGCACTGAAACCCTTGACATGAAGTGTGTAAACGAAAAGCAGCCCACATACATTGCCCGCGTTCGCGTTCGTGCCGGTGGTGTTACCCGTGAAGGTTGGGGAGGCGATAACAGCCACGACCATGAAAACGCCGTTAAAGGTGCAGAGACTGATGCGATCAAACGAGCCCTGCGGACGTTTGGCAACCAGTTTGGTTTGCCGTTATATGACAAGGAAGAGAACGCTGAGAACCTGACCCGTGGATCAGAGCCCGCACCAAAGCCCCGGCCAACGCCTAGCCCGGAGTTCAAGCGCACTCAAGAGATCGTCGAAAAAGATATTAAAACGGGGCCCTTTTATATCTGGGAAACCAAAATTAAGAACGCCGGCCCTGGTTCTAACTGGATGGCCATGGAAGCCGCCATTCGCAACGGCAAAGACAAAAATGGAAACGATGCTGGATTAACCGACGCCCATAAACAAGACCTCATGAAGGCGTACAAGGCAAGAAAAGCCGAAGTTGAAAAGGTTGCAACTGCATGACTATGACCCAGGCCAACTATGACCCGAATTACTCCGGGCCCTACTTTTCAGAACAGCAGCTAGCGCAGCGTTGGGGCAGACACCCCAACACCCTGCGCCGTTACCGACAAGCAGGCACTGGGCCCGCTTTCTACGAAGTGCGGCAGGTTTTTGGCCCCCGCGCTCCACGCATCAGATACAAGCTTCATGACGTGCTGGCCTTTGAGCTGGCCAACTCCATTACCCCCGACAAACTCAATGGCTGATTTCAACCCTGCGCTCCCTGTCCCTGGCAAGTGGAACATTTATCAGAACGACGCCGACCATCAATACAACCCAGGCGGCAAAAGGCTGCAGCTAAAAATCCCTGTGGAATCAATCCCGGCTTTTTGCCAACACTTGATGAATCTTGCAGATGATCCCGTCAAACACAGAGAGATTCAAGTCTGGGATTTTGAAGCTAGAGAGGTGAAAACTGTGACGGCCATTTCTGCTGGCTTCAATGCGAAGTCCGGCAAAGAAGACGATGAAGGTTGGTACGGCACCATTAACCCACCGGCACACAAGGCCCCAGCCACAGACATTCCGTTCTGATGGCAGGCCCTGAACTCCAAGCCTTTCGAGAGCTGGACAAAATGGGGCTGATCTTAGAGGGCGAGTTTTTCTCGCCCTTTATGGCGGGCCAGGATCACTACACCAAGCTTTTGGCGGCCATGAAGGCGAACCGACTGGGCATCAAGCGCCGCGCAACGACTGACAGTCCATCTCAGCAATACGACCCACCGCCTGCTGAAGCAAACGCGCCGTCTGACGATTAGCTCTGGCCAACGACACGCAGAGGCCCTGCAGCTCTGCCACGTCGTCGGTGTTCATAATTGATCGCACCATCTTTTCAGTCTCAAATGAGTCTTCTGTTGATGGCTTAACGATCATCCAGTCGAAAGACATAGGGCCTCCGCATGGTTATGGCCTAATGGTGATCATCCAACCTGAATTTGGCCCTTCAATCAGCCACCTGTAGTTGAACTCTGACTGACGGATGCGAACAGATTCACCCGACCGTGAAAAATCATGGCCGCCTTTCTGCATAAGCGGAAAGCCCATGGGGTCGTGCATGACGTAATACTGATCGCCAACCGGACTGTGCCTCCCCTGGACCCCCGTAATCACCGACCAATGGCCGCACGCAAGGCCACTGCACATTGGCGGTTCGCCTTTGGTTAAGTCGCCCTTGTCGTACCAGCCCACGAGAACGGCGGATCCGCGAGATATGGCCGCTTCGATCATTTGCGGATTGCCCTGTTGGGTGAATTCCACATCCATGCCCAAAAACTTGAGCGTTTGGAGTTGGGCGTTGACGCTGGTGGTGTCCCCAAAGCGGGATAGGTGGAAGATGTACTCGTTATCACTAGCGACCAGATTGGCGCTGGCTGCGAGCATGGCGGCGGAAGAGGCGAAACAATCACGCCATCCATCGGGGCCGTTGTCGGTTTGCTTGAAATAAGGGACATAGACCTCTTCGTCAATCCCAGCAGCCCGCCACGCCTCGAACCACTGGCTGTCTTCCTGTAGAAGCTCAGCAGGCATGGCATCTTGTAGGGCCGCAACGCCAGCCAGGTGGTAGGGCGAGTCATCCCTGAAATGTTGGAAGAAGGGCAGCAAACTGAGCACGCTCAGAAAACCCAAAGACGGCCCGATGATGGCTGGTCGTAACCGGTTTCGCCAACGGCCATTTTTATTTTTCAATTCTTTTTTCTGGGTACATGAACTTGGCCACATAGGAAACGACTTGATCGTCTATTTGTGATTCGGTCGATTTGGCGTAAGCGGTCAAAAGATCAACCACCAGTTTTTTGACCCCCTCCGATTGCAAGAACCGAAACAGGATTGGACGGATCAGAAGCAGCATGGTTGGGCCTGATCGTTACCCTTAGAGCGTAGCTCTGTTGCGCCATGGCAGAAACACCGCAAACCAAGTTGGAAGAACAAGACGATCAACAACACTCCTGGCTAGGAGATGTTGTCCGCGTAACCATTCTGTTGTGGTCAATGGGGATTTTGACAGCAAATTATTTGGGCATCTTCTCCCAGTCTGTTGATCCGACTTTTCCGGCCAGTTTGCTGACTGGGACTGCGGCTTCTTACTCGCCAGCACTAGGGAAACTTGGCAAGAAAAAGAAAGAGGACAGCGGCGTTATCGTAGAAAGCAAAGATTCCAAAGCTGGCATCAAATGAAACGCTCACTTTTGATATTGGGCATCACATTGGCAGCCGCTTTGCCTGCTAAGGCGGACTTGACTCATCGACTAAGTAGCAGCGTCCAGTTAGATGTGGGAGGCGCTTCGACTCGTGCAGTTCGCTTGCCAAACAGCTTCAGCATCAGCGGTAGCGGGATCGATACCAGCGTTACTGCAGGCGGGTCAACTACAAGTGACGCTCTCGGAGGGCTTGGGGCAGCTACTAACGGGGTCAATGCGATCACAGTCCCAGACGTAACCCAAAAAACCGCCGGCAACTCTTTTACCTACAGCGTCAGCTATTCAGCCGGTGATACTGTGCCCACGTCAGCTCCAACGGTTGGCGCTGTGCCCGCCTTCGGCGATGTCACCAGTACATCTGCGGGCGTGAATACTGGTTTGAGCGGGAGCGTCACGACAGCTGGCGCTATCACGATTTCGCCAGGTGCAGCCAACACAAGTGCGATAGGTCAGGTCATCAGTGAGCTGACTACACGGTGATGCGGCTGATTTTTCTGCTGTTGTTGGCTTCCCCAGCAGCAGCAGTCCCAGTTGTCCCGAATTTTTCCCAGGGTATTGTCTCCTCAACGACACAGTCGAAGACGGTTGTGCGCGAGAACATCCGCTCTGAGTCATTTCGTACAGGTTTTGAATACTCAGTTGCTGGCACAGGGGTGCATCCTTCTAGCGGTATTGTTAGCCCGCCAGCAGGCAACAAAGCCTTAAACCTCTCAAGTCGCTCTACCTGGGTGCAAACTACGCCAGGAGCAGCGTTTCAGTTTGCCGAAACTTACAGCGGTCCAGGGCTGATCGAAAAAGTCATGATTGACCGCGAAACAATAATCGAAAGCGTCACTGACTCCACCAGCACGTTTAGCCAATGAAAGCAGTTATTGCAGCCTTTTCGTTCGGCTTTTTATACTGCTTGC